ATGAAAAAAATTGTTTTCCTAACCACTACAATATTATTAACAGGAATACTGATAAGCGGTTGCGACTTTGTCAAAAAAAAAACCGGTATCGGCTCCGATAATACTTCTGAAATTCTTGTCGACAGTCTCAAATTTCATTTAAGGCAATATGATGTGTACGTCAGTGCTCTTCAGGATTTGATTGAAATTGAAAAGCAACATAAAGACACAGAGTTTCTCAAGTCTGAGTTTGTTGATTGTGAAGAAGAAATCGCTACCAACACTAATTACCTTAACTCCAATAGCGATGCTATGACCGAAGAAATGCAAAAGCAAAAGGAAGATATTGACAAAAAATACGATGCTCTCAGACAGAATATAAATGCCACTTTTGAGAAAAACAAAGAAAATTAAAAAAACACAAACGCTCAACGTTAAATAGTTGAGCGTTTGCTTTTTTGCTGTTAAGCACTAAACTTAATCTTATAGAATAAATAAATAAGAATTAATAATAAAAATATCCGACCACACCACACCTGAAAATTTTGCAAAGAAGAAAGTTTATTCACTTCTTTAATTTCCATTTCCGGATAAGGTACACGAATAGTGTCGTTTACAAAAATAGAGTCTCTGACATACCTGTCTCGATATAAGTATTTATAGCGATCAACATAGAGAGTATCTCCTGTTGAAAAAACAAATACTGAATCGTGTTGATAAACGGAGTCAACCATCAATTTGTCTGTATATTCCAACCTCACTGTTTCAACAGGCACATATATTTTTCTAGATTTGCAACTAAAAAGGAATATGAAGAGTATAATTAAACAGATTCTCATATCAATACCTTTTTTGCATTGTTCCACAAATTAAACCTATCCTGATATCCGTTATATCCTCCGTTGATGATTCGGGTAACAATCCGGAAAGCTGCTTCATCTCCTCGATCGGCGATCTCGTTCAATCCTCGTTTCTTCCACCACCAACACGCCGATTTTACTGCATATTCCGGAGTAGACAACAATTCGGGATGAGATACGAAATCAACATTCCATATCTTGGATATCTCCGTGTAATTGGAACGCCCTGTTATCTGGATCAATCCACGGCCTTTGAACCGTTTGCCGTCTCCTTTCTGCGTATTTCCTAAGTCTCTGCGACCTTCGTAAGCTGCCCCGGAAGCTATTTCTTCACAGTATCGCAATTGTCCCGATTCGTGACCTATTTGAGCCAAGAACATACACGTACGGTTAACGGTATTGATCTCGTATTCCTCCATACACTTAACCAGAAATGGAAGATATTTATCCCGGTTCACCTTGGTAGACAATGGGTATATCTGTTTCAGAATTTCATTCGTTAGTGTCTTCATTTTTCTTTCCAAAAATATAGTTATACAAAACAGGCATTTTTTTTAGTACCTGTAACCCGAATATATAATACAGAAATGCGAACGCCCGGTTATCAGGGAACAACAGGCAAATGTTCCTGAGGGTATTGGCGATGTAAAACGAAGTGAAGACATAAGTCAGTGTTTTTACAATAAACATAGCCTCGTCCATGTCTCCCATCAGGAAACCAATGATAAATGTGAGCACAATCACCGAATTATACAGGAACAGAAAAAGTAAAGCGAATAACGCCTTTTTCAGCCTGATCCGGTCATTGTTTACAAATAAATCAGACATTAACCCAAAGAAAAAATCTCCCAGAAAAACCATAAATAACACTATTACCGGATTCTTTACCGGTTCCAGGAAAGCCACTATCGCACTGACGATTGTCAGGAAAAGTATTTTTATCGCATCCATAACTGACTTACATTAAAAATGTCCTGAATGGTGTTTTCGGTGTTTCTTCCTTGAAATCCTTGAATAAATCAATTTTGTTGTCATTTAAGAAAATGACATTGAAAAGGAAATCACTGTACACAGGTTCCCGCGTGTCTTCGGGGTAAGTAGCCTCACCATCATCACCGATAATTGGCTCTAAGGGCGGATTCAGATTAACCTTTCCTACTACGTCGATAGATAAATCGAAGTCGCTGTAAGTATTGCCGTCAAATTTCAAAACCTCGTCAAGCCCAGACCTATCGTCACATGAAAAATATCTAATCATAGAATTAAGAATTAAGAATTAAGAATACTTGTAACTTGTAACTCGTAACTTGTAACTCGTCCACTATAAAATTGCAAGGGCGATAATACCCTCGTTGTTTAAATCCTCGTGAAGATTCCAGATACCCGCTTGCTTTTGCAGTGTCGTTTCTTGCCGAGTTGTTTTCAGGTACACCTCGCAGTCATCGGGCAAAGTGTAGGCTAACAGATCAGCCGAACGGGTTGCAGTGCTTCCGGATGTAGGAATATACGATGTACTTCTGATATTCATCTCCAACTGTGCCGATGCGATGAAATTGTAAGCGCCTTGATCGAAGCTCGCAGCAGTATCAGGATAAATGAAAATAACAACACTGCCTGTATCCGTTGGCAATATATTGCGGGTTATCTCCACCAATGCACCATCATCCGTCAAGTCCGACACAGTCCACATACTGCCCTGAGCCTGAGATAACGAACCTGAGCCTGAGATAATTCTTGCCGTACTGTCAGGCGATGCCCCCCAACCACTGCCGGCCTCTACATACATGCCTAATGCTATTTTGTCGGAGCTGCCTTTTTTTACATATATGCGCAACACATATTCCGCTGAACCGGAAATTGTAACACCCGGATTATACGTAATACTTTCACTACTTGAATTTACATTTTTTTCAATTTTCCAATAATTTTCAAATCCATCGGCGGTTGATTCATCCATAGTGCACAACACCGAACCGCCCCAACGGGAAAAATCGGCGGAATCTGAAATCAGGTTAGTTGCGGTCTTCTCAATCAACAATTTCGCATCATCCGAGTAGTTGCCATAATCAATACGGGGGATATTCGCACCGATAGGCTGCATGTTTTTGTCACTATCGAAAAACGTTGCACCTGATGCACGGGCAAACTGAAACGGAACAACCGCACCCGTCTTGTTATTCATGCCATATACCACGCCCGATTGGGCGGCAACGGGCAAAAGGATAATCTTCGCATCTTTTCGAATCTGGGGACTCAGGCTATTATATTGCGCCTTAACATAGTCCACGTCAACGGCGATGCCTTGCCGGGCAAGGTTCACCACAAAGTTGTTGACATTGGCGTATGCTCCCCTAGATAAAAAGAGGCTCTAAGGCTTCATTGACATTGTCTTTCGTAACAATAGTGCCGTTTACCGTGACATTGCCCCATTCGGCCGAACATAATATTCGTGAATCTTCAAGTTTATACAGGCATAATGTACTATTGAATGCTTTATATCTCAATGAGTTTTTAGGATGTCCTTCAGAGTGATCCAATCCTTCTGTTTTAACAAGAATCTGTCCTTCAGTTGTTGTTATGTCTATTCTTTCAACTCTCATTGCTTAATCGGTTTAGGTTCTTGTATTGAGTTGAATATCATCTTCGTTTCTTCGTTCGTCAATTCAGGGTTCATTTCCTGTATATCTTCAATTGAACTGTCTTGATAGCAGGTGAATGTTTTTCCGCTTCCCGCTACGTTTCCTTTTATTGTTTGTTTATCACTCATAATTTTTTTATTAAAGATTAATAATACTCGCAACTTGTAACTGCCCAAAGGGCGAAGTAACTCGCAACTGAATTATAATTGCGCTATCAAATTGATATTCTTATTTGTAAAGACTGCTTTTTCGTCATCCGACATCGAGTTGTACATGCTTGTCGACAATCTTAATGTTCCCGCCGATTTGCCCGTCCGATCTTGCCACACATTGCCTATTTTCTCCATTATCGTATTTTTTGATAAACCCGAAAGCGTAACGCTGATTGATGTCAGGTTTTCGTTAGAAGCAGGCAACGTAACATCTTGAAGCAGCGTACAGTTGTATAAGAATAGCTCGACAAGCAACGGGTTATTAGACGTGTCGAGGTTGGTAATAGCCGAATTGTTAAAGTAAGCATACCTTAGAACTGTATTCAACGAAAGGTCGATAGAGGCTGTATCTGTGTATAATGAGTCGAGTTTCGGACACCCCCGCACATCCACAACCGAGACGAGATTTGCTCCCGTTGCGATAAATCCAACATTAGGGCAGGAAAATAATAACTTATCAGCATCTAAGTTCTTCGGAAAGTGCATCTGACCCACTTTCGTTGTGTGCACGTCTACAATGGAATTTTCACTCCTAAGTAGACCGCCTATATACCTGACTTTTGGCGTATTATCCATAGACCCCGACATCGTAACGCCCGATTCTTGCACCTTGTAGTCCACTGCCGCCACAAATCCAATCAGTTGCGGGATATATTTGCCCGTTGTGTTCTTAAATTCAATTACCACATGTTCGGTATATTTATCTTCCAATGCGCCGTTCTGAACATCGGCAATACGTTTGACTTCTCCGACCAAATTATCGAAATTTTGTTCCATATCCTGTAATATTTTAAAGTGTTCTTTACTCATCAGACCGTTGCTTTCTGTTGTGGCTAAATCTGATTTCTTTACAATTTCATTCTCCGGTTTTGTATCTCCATAATAGGCTTTGCCTCCATTTAGTCCCCGAAGATTTATGCTTGCTCCGGATTGCCCTGTTGCAATGGTTACTCCGCTTTCAGTACATGTAACCATATTAGCTCCATTATCGCCAACCCACCCAATACCTATCAATTCAGCAGAAGATAACAGTGCTTCTTTAGGTGTGCTAATCTCTATTTCTCGTGGGTTTACACCATTTATGATAACATTATCCGGCAAAACAGATTCGGGTAGTTTTCCTTCACTGAGTGTTATATCCGGTTTCTTTTTAAGTTCTTCCTGCAATGTTTCAGTTGCATCCTGCATCCAACCGCCAACCACCCGGGCGGTATTCTGCCCCGCTACATTCGCTCCATAAATTTTATCCGCATCTCCTTTTAATTGCAAAATTGTTTTTGCCATAATTTAATCTCCTATTGATGAAATTCGTAATCTGTTTTTTTGTTTTCCACCTCTGAAGGCTGTAAACTTTTCATTATTAACCCGAAGATACTCAAGACATTCAACCATATACGTATCGGCAATAGACCGGGCGTCTTTTTCTGCAGCTAAACGTTCCTTTAATTCTGCCTGTTGTGAATATTGATCTTGCTTTTCCACAAATCCGAAACGGGTAAGCGAGAAGTTATTCATTTTCACCAACCTTGCGTACACATAATAGTTGAGTGCCGATTGCAGACCTTTGAATTCGCGTTTCTGCCCGTCTTTTCGCTGATACACACCGCCCTGCATTAACAAGGTATAATCCGGCTGATTATCCTGATCGGGATTTTCAACCCATTCCATCAGCGACAAGAACAAATCATCTCCAATCTGAGGCTTCACATCCAAACGTTCGGCTTCTTCGATACAAAGATTTATCTTGTTATCGTCAATATGTTTCGAAACAAAACGAGTATTTTGCTTTATTTTTTCAATTGTTGTCAGATGTTTCACTTGATACATATTTTAAAGGTTCAATTGTAAAGTCTGTTGTCGACACTGTTTCGTGCCAATACTTGAATATCTTGTCGAAAGCCCGTTCTATCATACGGCGTTGCACACTTGTTACTGTCGAATAGTTTTCGTAGGCCTCTATCAATACATCGTTCGAGAACCCCAGACTGCCTTTTCGTATACGATGCCATGCTTCCTGGCTGAATGCCGCATATATCTTTTCGCAAGCTACATCGGAAGTCACACTGTAATCCTTATCGTAATTAGCTCCCTGAAAATTCACAAACTGAGGTATTTCCTCGTCATATTCCACCTCCACATGAAGTATTTTGTTGGTATTTACATCCCCTTGAATTTTTGCAACTTCTTCTGCAATACTTCCTTCATCGAAAAACGAGTCTTCACTTTCCTGCGAAACATTCATTCCTTTCTTGGTAATAAGCATCCCCGATGGGTTGAAATTGTTGCGGGTATTACGGTAAGCTATATTCGAAAGCCCTTCTTCTGTCGACATCTGCGTCACCACACAATCGTAAACAGCTTTAGGATACTCTTGCTTTCCGGCACTCGACACCCAAAGTATTTGTCCTTTATAGCCGGCTATCCCTCCCGATTCACTAATCTGTTTCTGTACAATTTCCTGATCAGGATTGAATACATTTATGTAGTCGATCATTTCTTTTGTGGGTTTCAATATTTTTGAGCCCCTCTTCTTGCATCCGCTCCAATCCGGAAAAACAGCAATTTTGGCAACAAAACCCAACTCGTCTTCTTCACACAAACGGCAATTTTCGAAAGGAACGTGATATACCTCAACAATACGCCCAAAAGCATCATAATTCACATGAAGAGCAAAACCATCGAACGAAGCCAAATCATCCGCTATTTGCTGAAGAATATCATCAGCCGTGTCTCCCATCGCATTCAATACTTTCTCCGAAAAAGCAACATTCTTGAATCCATTTCCTTGTATGAATTGAATATACCTGTTCAGACAACTAGCTCCGGACTCGGAACTTGCCACGATGGCCTTAATATCTTGCGGGTAAAGATTATTTGAGTTGTATGCCTGAATTCCCAGATTGGTAATACTAGGCACATCAAACCTCTTTTCCGGTTGTTTTACTGATTTTACATTCATAAGTTTTTTTCTTATTTTTGTTTCCGGTTATTCTTCTCCTTACTTTTTTTTGCCGCACCATCATCCACCAGCAAGGTTTCCCAGTTTTCGGGATAAACAGCAAAAAAGTTTATTCGTGTAGGATTGTCCCGAAGCCATTGAATAGCTTTTTCGTCGGTCAAATTGCTATTGGTAACAGCCTCCGAAAAATGAGCAGATTGCAATATGGCTCCATTTTTTAATCTAAAGTTTGGCATATCCCTTAATCCGTTTTTTTTGAAAACAGTATACATTTCTATGAAAGCATCGTTATAGCACCGGCTACAATTACGTTTGGCAAATCTTTGAAATGTAACTCTTTCGTAGTTTTGTTCTATAAATTTGTGATCGGAAGCCCAAAGCCCGTCCGACAAGGATCGGGCTTTCATTTCTTCCAGTTGAATTCTAAGTTCTTGCTCAGAAATTACCATTATCAGGCTTTAAGATTAGTCAAAGACTGAAATGCTTTCTCCGAATCTGCTGCATTTCCCGCATAAAGGAACAAAGCCGATTTCGGAGATTTTGTTTCTGTCAAAACAACATTCCATCCGCCCTCTGTATCATCTGAATATTTATCGTTCTCCAATGTTGAGGCTTTCAATCCTTGGTAGTATCCTACAATCTGATATGTAGCATCTCCTTTGTTCGTGCTTTTTTGCAAGCCTTTGTATTTGTTTTCATAAACAACCACAAACTCGCCATTTGCCAAAGAATCTATAATTCCTGCAACTTCCGGGCCATTGTCCAAGATTACAAAACCCAGATTGTTGGTGAAAGTTTTTCGATTTGTACCCTCTTCCATTGTTGTAGTTGTTCCACTGAATGGATTTGGTGTAGGCACACTGATTTCATATCCTTTTTTGCCAGATTTCAATACCAGGTTGCTGATCACATTCTTATTATCTGCATCAAAAACGACAGCAGAAAAATCAATGTCGGCACGATTGATTATTACCCCGTTTGCCTCAACACCTTTTACTACAAGATCGTCACAGTTTGCTTGAATATTTTTTTCTAAAAATTTATCACAAATAGCCATAATTGATTAATTTAAAATGTTTTGTAAATAGTGTTTGTTTTTTTGAAACCGCCCTTCTGCCGATGAAACCACATAGATGTTATTCAAAATAATTCGGAGCATAAAGTTGCCGGCTAATAACCTTCAGGCATCAGCAAAAGAGCAGTTTAATTTTTTATTTTCAGTCGATTAGTATGCGAAACGGATAAGAGAATCTTCCCAAACAAGGGTTCCGATTTCGTCACGAACAAGCATGCGGTTTACCTGATCGTCTTTTGAGAACCAAATATCAAGTTCTTCAATCACATTTGCCGAAGCAATTCCACCCCAAAGAGTTCCTTTTGAAGCATAAACCACACGGTGCGGTTTGTTGTAAGTTGTTCCGTTGTCTTCGAAAGCTGCTATCATATCATCCCAGATAGGTAACGCAACAATTTCCTGACCGTTGAATTTGGTTGCGCTTACAAATCCGTCGAACAATGATTCCCATTGAAGTTCCGAACCTGTGGTACGTTTCACATCAATTGCCAAAGCATCGGCATAAGATTGCGTACAAAGCACAACTTTGTCACTAGCCTGACGTAAACGCATATCTGCATTGTAGATTAAATCCTCAAAAATTGCAGTCGCTACGCCGTCCGCACGAAGATCATCACGTTGCGCCTTATAATTAGCCGAACCATTCGCCTCAATTTCAACACGTTGATCCGGGTTAGCAGCCGTAATCGCAAACAAACGTTTGAATAAACCGTCGCATACATCAAAATACTTTGTGTCGATTGTGTTCGTAACAATTCCACCCGCCTCAACGTTCTTAGCAGCCTTATCGCCAAACCAGAACAAACGCCAGAACATTCTTGTAAGTGCCTCACGAAGACGAGGTTCTACAACGATATCAATATAATCTGTTCCTGTCAGATCTGCCACACTGGTTTTCGTACGCATAGCATGACGCACCAGCGTATCTTTCAAATCTTTATAGCAGATTTCTTCCGCCACTGTAAATTCGCCCAGATCCCACTCTTTTTCCTGAGTATCGATAATGGTTGAGTTGAAAATCGGCTTACATGCGCTTTGCACTTCTCCCACAATTCCCATGTCGCCAATACCTGCAACTTTCTTCCCATGCATTGCTCCGGGTTGTACTGTCAGAGTTTTTTCTATCGCTTCCGATTGAAGCACAGTCAAGAATAAAAGCTCTCTCAAGTTAGTTACAGCTCCGTTGTCGGGAGTCAGGTTTTTAATAAAATCGTATCCTGTACTTGCCATGTTAAATAAAAAATAAATGTTTAATAAAATCTGTGTTTAATTGAGTTAAAGTTTATTTCAGTCCCTTCTTTTCCTTCACTTCTGCCAGTTTTTTAGCAACAAGGCTTTCTCGCTTATAATCTAATCGGGCATTGTTATTTGCCTTACCCGAAGGCTTATAAGTAGATTTGTAGCCTTTCAGAAGATTTTCTGCACCACCCGCTATTTTTATAGCGTTCAGTATATGTATTTCTTCGCGGCTTTTAGCCAAAGCCTTCGCCGTTTCGAGCTGTTCCCTTAGATTTTGAACCTCATCCAAAGCATCCTGCAACGCAGTTTCTATGATGGCAAATTGTTCAGCAGGAACAGTTTCAAATTTGTTTTCAACAACAATAATGTCTGTTATCTTGCCCTCGCTCACTACAATTGTCTTACCATCAGGCATTACAAAATTGCCATCAGGTTCCGCCACATCTCCAATTTGAGGTTCTCCCTCCGATCGTTCTACAAACAATGTCTGCCCGTCAACACTGGTAAGGTCTAACATAAACAGTTTGTGTTCATGCTTTTTGCTACGTTTTTTCAGTAGCTCTCCAATAAAGGATTTTGCCATTTCTTCTTCAGTTTTGTTTTGTGTTAATAAATTTTGATTCTGATTGTAACGGGCAAACGCAATATGTTTTGCTTCCGTAGCAAATCCCATCACAACAGCCTGCGATTGAGATATGTAACAATCCGATTTCATCAAATTCGAGAGAGTTTGGGTATCGAGCCGCGTATGTTCTGCATACAACATCTGTGCTTGCACTTCCTTCTGTTCTATCCAGTCTGCCACATCCCGAAGTTCGGAACTGTTGCCCGATACTCCGTCTACATAAGGATTATGTATCATAATAGGGCAACCGGCAATCCGGCGATCTCCGGCAAGAAAAATGATTGACGCAGCCGAAGCGCAATTCTCTGAACATTCTGTTGTTACCGGTTTATCCAGATTTTTCAAGTAATTGTAAATGGAAAAAGCGACGTCCAAATCTCCGCCCACCGAGTTAATTTTGACGTGAATTCTGTCGGCAGTTTCCATTTCCACTTGTTCAATAACAGAAAGAAGCGATACCTCACTATCTTCGTTTCCGATTATTCCTTTTATTTCTATCATACTAAATAAATTTACGTGAAAGAGTGTTTGTGTTTGTTGTTGATCTAATATACCAAGAAACTGAACAATTTTCTAATAATTTACGTTCTACTTACTGAAGTGTTCTTTCAGTGAAATAGTACATTCTTAAAAAAACAGAAGATACTCAGAGAAAACAATAGTATTATTTTACATAACAAAAGGAGTACTTAGCAAAACTTTTCGAACAAAAAGAATCACTTTTATTAAAAAAAGGTCATTTTTAACAGATTATCATACTATTAATGAATAAAAAATAATGTAAATTTGGAATCATAGATCATGTTATTAATATAAGATAATATTAACAAATAACTTTTTAGTTTTATTGGGTTGTGTTTTTTGAAATGGGAGATCAACAGATAAGAGAGGATGTTAGCCTTGAAAACTTTAAAAACTGCACAGTATATAGCCTAGTTTCATTTATGCTGGTTTTTCTGTCTTTTATTTTCAAGAGTTATCAATTGACTTTAATTTGGGAAATATTCATGATTTCCGGTATCATTGGATGTTGTTTGTCAATCATCCAAATATGTAAGTCGTGGCAATCAATAAAGCCGGCGTTCAGATTGGTTTTATTATTATTGCTGCTGGTTTTGGCGTTGTGCCCGGGCTATGCCATATATATTTTCGCCAACTCTTTAATGGATTCGTGATTTAGATAACTAAAAAGTCAATCTTCACAAACACACATTCTATTCAACCTACATCCCGCCCCATGCGTTTTACGATGTCATAAAATGTACGTTCGGTAATTTCATATTCTTCCGATAACACCGCTGCTATGTAAACTTTCTTATGCCCTTCTTGTTCGAGGCGCAGGTATTCGCTGTACATTTCCAAATATTGTACATCTTTAGGATTGGCTCCTGCTTGAAATATAGTTTCGACTAAAGGACGTGCAAATGTGAGGGCTTCAAATACTTTCATATTTCTATTCTATTATCAGGTGATTTTTGTGTAAATAGTTTTACAAGCGCTTATGTATAGTACTGAATATAGGAAAAAAATATGAATAATGCAATAGTTTTTCGCCTTTTATATAAGAAAAAACAGCCTTTTTTCTATATTTTCAGCATAATAAG